GCTGGGCTGGGATCAGAAGAAGCTGGCCGAAGTCATAGGCCGGTCGCCGAGCTACGTTCGGGAGCGGCTGTCGCTGCTGGAGCTGCCTGAGAAGCTACAGGAGGCTATGCAGGAGCGGGTAGTGACAGCGGCTCAGGCCCGCGCTCTGGCACCGCTGGACCAACTGGGCGTGCTCGATGAGGGCATCGAGACCGTGCAGAAGCAGCCGGAGCGGGCTACCGAGGAGCGGCTGGCCAACATGGTGGAGGGCACGTTCCACCAGCGCGCCATCGTCTTGGACAAGGAGACTCCCTTCGACTGGAAGGAAGAGTGCGCCGCCAAGGGCTGTCTCGGCACTGCGCCGGACGGCAAGCCGGTATGCACGAACCCCGCCAACTACGTGGCGTCCGTGGCCGCCGTACACCGCGAGGAGATGCAGGGCGTCCTCAAGGCATTCCTGGAGGGCAAGGGTAAGAAGGACGGTGCAGACGAGTTGCCCGTGTACTACGACCTGTCGCCGCTGGCACCGATCCACGGGATGCAGATCGGCGATGTCGATGGCCTGCCCGCCTTGCCCGTGAGCCTGTGCGAGCACATGTACTCCGAACGGGGCGAGGCCATGCCTCTGAGCGTGTTCCTGCCCCACGTTGCCGACAAGGATGGCTGCCGCGCCTGCCCCGCCTGGGGAGGCAAAGGTGCCGGCCGTGCGCTCCTGGTCTGCCCTCCATCGCGCAGCATGTATGGCTATGGCGCCCCTCGTGACCGCGTCCAGGTCCTGTGCATGAACCTGGCCTGCCGCAAGAAGAAGATGGAGGAGGGCAAGTCGGCGAAGGAGGTCCGGGAACAGGAGCGCGAGCGGCATGTCGTAGCGGCGCAGGATGGCCTGAAGGAGAGGGCTCTGGCGTCGGCGCGGCTCCTGGCGGCGAACCCGACGAAGCTGCTCGCCGCAGGCCTGATCCGGCGCGACGGCCTCAAGCAGGATGCCCGCCTGGACCACGAGGTCGATCGAGTACTGGAGCTCCTGGGCGTGAACCTGCCTCCCTTCGGTGGCCAGCCGGACGCCGTGCTGCGGGCCCTTGAGGCCCTGGGCGAGGAAACGCTGCTGCTGGTGCATTCGGTGCGGCTTGTGAGGAGCCTGGACCGCGCCTATGAGAGCTACCAGACCAGGTGGCTCCCGAACCGGCTGGCGGCGACGCTGAGCCTGCTCCTGGGCGAGAAGGCCGAGGAGAAGCTGAAGGAGGAGCCATGAACGTGCAGGAGGCGATTGCAGAAGCCAAGCGGGTAGCGCGGGCCCATTGTCCTCGGTGTGGAGATGGGCCAATTCCGGTGATGGCAGCACGAGCCGGAACACCGCACACATGCGAGCAAGACCTGGCCGCCGTCCGCGAGGTGATGCTGGCGGCGCATGATGACGCCTGTGCCCTGTGCCACTACAACCAGGGTGCCTGTCAGAAGCGTGCTCGCATCCAGGTCCTCGCCCAGACCTCGGCTGGGGACGCTGCCGCGCCTGCTGAGGGCGTGGAGCAAGTCATACGGGAGATGCGGCGTCTTGTTAGGCTTAATCCCTACGCCGTGCCGATGAAGGATCTGCGTTCCTTGCTCCGGCGGGCTGCCGCCGCATGCGATGGCAAGTGATTGACGCGCCGCCATTTGTGCGGTACACTGCACAACGATGCTGAAACGTATTCGGGTCAAAGACATCCAGAGCCTGGCCGACGTGGATCTCGAGCTGGGCCAGGTGACGGTCATCGTCGGGCCGTCGCGCAGTGGGAAGTCCGCCCTGGTCCGCGCGCTCCGTGCTTGCCTATTCAACTGGACGCCGGGCCCCCGCTTTGTCCGAGCCGGCGCGGCCTCCGGTGAGGTCACGCTGGATTTCGAAGAGGCGAGCGTTACCTGGGAGAAGCCCGCCAAGGGCGGCGCCAGCTACCGGCTGCGGACGGCTGAAGGCGAGCAACTGCTGACGCGCCTGGGGCGGGAGCTGCCCCCGAACGTCGCCGAGCTGACGGGCATACGAGAGCTCCAGGTGGACGGGGTACGCATCCGCCCCAACTTCGACTGCCAGCATGACGAGCCGTTTCTCCTGGCCAGCACTGGTGGGCAGGCGGCGAAGCTCCTCGCCCACGTCTCCAAGATGGATGACGTCGTTCGTGCCCAGGTGGAGGCGAAGAGGGACCGCGACCGGACCGAGCGCCTGGCTAGCGACGCGGAATCGCGGGCGGAGACGGTGCACACCGAGCTGGAGGCGATGCCCGACTACCCCATGCTCCTGACGCGTTGGGAATCGCTCCAGGAACGTCGCAGGGCCGCGCAGCGGGCCGAGGAGGGCTTGGACGCCGCGAGGGTCGCGTCGGGGCGGCTGCGGCGGCTCCTGGGGCTCAGGGCAGGCTGGAAAGACGCTGCCCTCCCGGACCGGATGACCGCGCTCACGGGGCGTGCTGATGCCCTGGTGAGGGCCGCTGGCGTCATTGCAGCGCGGGTTGGGGTAGCTGCGAGACAGGAGGGCATGCGTCAGCAGCTTGCCCAGGCGCGCCAACGCCTCGATGCCTCAGAGAAGCAGCTCCACTCCGTGCTGGACAGCCTGGAGATGTGCCCGGTGTGCCAGAGGAGCATGAGATGACCGGCGTCCAGGCGGTCGCTGAGGCGATCGTCGCCGTGGCGTGTCTGTATGTTCGGTTGGGCGAGTATAAGGTCTACCTGGCCTGCCCGGTCTGCTCCTGCGGACGGAGGCACAGCATCACGTGGGTGCAGGCCAACAGCGAGGCGGAGGCCTGCGAGTTGGCGCGCCAACGTCATCTGCGCGAGGTGCACGGATGCGAAGAGTGAGCAGGCATGTGCGTAGGCCCATCGTGTTGGTCGAGGTGAGGTGTCCGGTGCACGGGCAGAAGCGCCGGGCGAAACCTCCGTGGCACGTGCTGTTTGGCCGGGTCCCCTGCGTGGTGGACGAGAACCTGCTCGCCATGCCCCACCTCTGCGCTAACTGTGACCGCGAGGTGGAGCTCAGGCTGGAGCCGGTGGCTGGATGAAGGTCTACGTTCTAGAAACAGGCATTTGCGAGGACCGCGTCGTGCGGGGCGTGTTCCAAACGCCGGAGGCCGCGATGGCTCATTGGCATCCGGAACGACCGCCAGGCCTAGCAGAAGCTACTATCTCCTTCCTGTACGCCTGGGTCCGCCATCATAATACCTGGGAGTTCGATGGTAACTTTGATGACTACGCGGTGCTGCACCCGCGCGATCTCGGCCCGTGAGGACCGTGTGATGGAGGAGGAGATCGTTGCCAGCCGCTAAGAAGGCTCTGTCCGAGAGGGAAAAGCTGGCGCGTGTGCTTGCCATGCACTGGGGTGGCGACCGCAACATCGCGCTGAGGCGGGTACTCGGCGTGGAGCAAGGGCTGGTGAGCGCGTCAGGGATAGCGTACGCGGTCTGCCCGAACAGGCGTGAGGTACGACGGGTCGAGCGCCTGTTGTCGCGTGTTGTCCCGACTAGGCACTGGCGCCGCGCTGATGGTAAGTGGGTGGTCGCCGGCGAAGTAGAGGTGAGAGAGGAACAATGAGGCTCCTCTTCTTCAGTGACACGCATATCGGCGAGCGCCCCCCCCTGGCGCGGGCGCCGTCCTATCCCGAGGACATTTTCGCCAAGCTCGGCGAGATCCGCGACCTAGCTCGCGGTGCCGATATCAGCATCTGTGGCGGGGATGTTCTGCATTGGCCGCGCTCGAATGAAACTAGTCACCGTCTCGTGCGCCGGCTTATCGAGTTCCTGCGGGACTGGCCGGGCGAGCTTTGGACCCTGGTCGGTCAGCATGACCTCGGCAGCGAGGGAACGGACAGCATCGGCCGTCAGCCCATCGGTGTCGTCTTTGAGGCGCTGCGCGAGGGCCCGCTGGACTGGCTTAGTCAGGACCTCCTGATTCAGAGGGACGGCCTCTGCGTGCAGCTTTCGCCTGCCAACTGGTGCCCGAACATAGAGGAGCATCCGGAGTGGCTGGCCCTTGACCGCGACCCTCGGGCCGATTTCGCCGTGAAGGTTGCCCATGCCATGATCCTGCGCGGCGAGGGCGGCTATCCGTTCCCTGCTATCGCCATGGAGCAGGTCCCGACGGTGGGGATGGACGTGCTGCTACAGGCCGACACCCACTGGCGGACGAAGCCGCAGAAGGTGAATGGCTGCTGGTTCGCGGGGCCCGGCTCTGTGGCCCGCACGAGCCGCTCCGCCGGTGAAATGGAGCGCCAGCCGGCGGTGCTTATCGTTACGCTGGAGAAGGGCAAGGAGCCGGCCTTTGAGGAGGTGCCCCTGCGTTCGGCCCGGCCGGGGAAGGAGGTGTTCGCCTGGTCTGAGAATCTCCGGGCGCTCGGAAATTCAGAACTGTTCGCCGGCTACGTGACCGCCCTGGAGACGGGCCTTTCCCTGGATCACCTGTCCCTGGACGAGATCCTGCGGAGCCTGGAGGAGCGGGCGGACCCCGAGGTGGTGAAGGTGGCCCGCGAGTATCTGGCGCGGGCCTCAGGCGTTCCTTCTGTTTGACAAATTGTGCAGTAGAATGCTAAAAGGAGGCGGCATGGACAGCCCACTGAAGATGGTCAAGAGGTGCCCAGCGAGGGCAGAAAACGGTGAGTGCGGCTCGGCCGTGTTCTACGACTGGGGCCTGGTGGTGCTCCACACGGGTAATACCGCCGGGCTGGATGGCAGCGAGCTCGAGCGCTGGAAGAACTACGCCGAGCCGTCAGCCATCAAGATCTGCGCCCGCTGCATGACCCCCTACGTGTTGGAAGGCGGCGAGCTGGTCGACATCTCGGACGAGTTGGGTCCGGAGGACATCCGAGCGATCCTCTCTCGGGGCCAGGCGACGCTGCCCCACCCGAAGATAAAGGACCCCTAGCATGGACAAGCCGGAGGCGCTGGCCATCTGTCGGGAGTGTCTGGCCACGTGGGCCGATAAGCTGGCTGGCGAGCTGGCGACGCCCGTGTTGCTCCTTGGCGTGAAGCATGGTGAGAACAGCCTCGTGCTGTGCGTTCCGAAGGACGCGGAGACGAATGCCATCCGCACGCTGCTCATGGCGGCGCTCCGGGCATTGCCTTCGAATGGGAGCCACGCATGACTGCCGAGCGCTACGAAGTCCAGGTCACGCCGCTGCAGGGCATGGTGAAGGTGGAGGCGGTTCTGTTCGATGAGTCGGCTCCTGCCCTGTCTTCTCTGGAGGCGCAGGTCATAGTCACGGCTTGCAGCGGCCCGACGCCCTGCGTGATCTACGTGTGGCCGCCCAACTGGTGGGAGCGCTGGCGGGGCGTGACTTGGGAGCAGAAGGTGCAGCGGGCTAAGGAGAAGGTCGAGCGCTGGGCCCGCGAGCGGCTGGCGGCAAGCCTCGCTGCTGCGGCTGCGACTCGTGGCGAACGTGGAGGTGGTGGAAGATGCCAACCGCCGACGAAGTCCTAAAGCTGCGCTCGGATGTCGAGCGCGCCTCCGCCGACGTGACACGCCTGGAGGCCCTGATGGCGGCGGGGGACGAAGAGATGGGGCGGCTGCGTGCCGAGATCGAGACGCTGGGCTTCTCCGCTGATGGCGACCTGGAGAGCCAGCTCCAAGCCCGCACCGCCGAAGTGCAGGCCGAGCAGGAGGCCATCCGGCGGGACCTCGCGTCCCTACAGGCGGAGGCCCGGTGATGGAGCTGGCGGCTGAGCGCTTGGCCAGACTGAGACGCCTGATAGGAATGCGGCGGGAATACGCCGATGTCCTGAACGATCGCGGCCTGTTTCTCGTCGACTGGTGTCTGTTCGCCACGTATCGGGAGTGCGTCGAGCTGGGCGTGGGCTTCGTGGCCAGGGCCGCGCTGCGCACTCCGAGGGAGACCGTCGGTGGACGAGCTGGATAGGGATCTTGCGTGCCTGGGTGACCGGCTGAAGGAACGGGCCGGCGCCCGTGCCCTGCTACAGCGCCAGGCCGAGGTCCTTGAGTGCGACGGCGAGACGCACAGGAAGCGCGCCGATGTCCTAAACCAGGTGGTCGCGCTCCTCGCTGCGGCCCAGGAGGTCTGGCGAGGCGGTTTCGAGGCCGCCGTCAGCGAGCTCGTAAGCCCTGGTCTGACCGGTGTGTTCGGTGAGCCGCTGACGCTTGTGGTCGAGATGGGAATACAGGGAGACCTGCCCGTGGCGCACTTCTTCGTCGTGGACAGCACGGGCCTGAAGACCGAGCTTATGGAGGCCGACGGAGGCGGCCTAGTCAATGTGACCTCTTTCCTGCTGCACACGATCGTCCTGCTGGCCGCCCGCCCGTCGCTAGGAAGGCTCCTGATCCTAGATGAGAGCTTTGGGAACTTGAGCGCCGACTTCCTGCCCCAAGCCGCTGTCCTGCTGAGGCGTATCTGCGAAGAGGGCAGATTCCAGCTCATCGTGATCGCTCAGACAGGCCGAGAGGCACTGGTGGAGGCAGGCGACGTGGTCTACGACTTCACCAAGCGAGACGGTACCACCCAGTTCCGGCGGCTGCGCGGTGGCGCTGAGGGCGTTTGGCCGAACGCCTAGGCTGTTCGCGGGCGAAAAAACCTTGGCAAATTCCTCCTGTTCTACCCCTGTTCTATTGACAAACAGGCGTTAGGGTGCTACCATGAACATAGGAACCAAACAGGAAGGAGACCAGGAGATGGAGGGGCTGCAGGTCGGGCAGATCGTCTACACGAGGCTCAGGGGCAGCCGGGCGTTGGTGGAGGAAGTTCAGGCGGACGAGAAGACGCTGGCACTCTACGGTGAGCCTGTAGCCAGAATCGCCCTATGGAAGAGAGCTGGGGGCGGGCGCTACCGCGAGACGATGGTGCTGGGTGCGAGCTGCCTGCTGGAGCAGAAGCCATGCCGGTCCTAGCGACGATCCCTTCACAGACCACGGCCACCGTGACGTATGAGATCACCCGGACGCCCCAGGGCAACCTGACGTGCTCCTGCCCGGCCTTCCGCTACTGCCGGACATTCCCCAGGACGTGCAAGCACCTGCAGACTTACCGCCCCCCGGAGCCCGAGAGGCTGGCGCTTGACGTAGCGCGGCGGCTGGCGGAGCAGGTGCTCTCGGTGCTTGAGCCCAAAGTGGCGTGGGCCAGTATCGCCGGCAGCATCCGGCGGATGCAGCCGCTCGTCAAGGATATCGACATCGTGATCCAGCCGGAGTGCTCGCCCGAGGAGCTTGGGCAGGTCTTGGAGGCCGCTGGTGGACAGGAGGTGCATGCGGCGCCGGCGACGGTGACTCTCCTCTGGCAGGGAGCCAAGGTCGAGGTGTACCTGGCCGAGCCGGGGCAGTACTCGATGCTTCTCCTCTGGCGGACGGGGAGCGCGAGTCACAACGTGCAGATGGCGTCGCGCGCGAAGCGGCTTGGGCTGGAGCTCCGGAAGAGCGGCGTGATGAAGGGCGGAGAGCGGCTGGCGTGGCGGACGGAGACGGAGATCTTCGCGGCGCTTGGGCTGGCGTACCGCAGGCCGGAGGAACGGTCATGAGCTATGACGACCAGGCGCTTCGTGGCGACGTGCGCGCTGTATGGCCTGGCTGCAGGGGAACCGGGCGCTGCCGGCCCTGCGGTCACGTCCATGACTACAAGCGGGTGACGAGCCACGCCACCGTTGATCACGAACTGCGCTGCTGGCAGAACAGCGAGCGCGGGTGCCCGGATACGATCCCTGAGCCGGAGCACCAGCGGGGCAAGGCTGGCCGCTGCGCTGTCTGCCGCGTGAAGCTCGCGCCAGCCAAAAGGGAACGCTCATGAGCCTCGGCATGGTTGGGGTCCCCTCCGTCGAGAGGAGCAACCGCAGGCGCAACTTCATCAACGTGCAGCGCGTGGAGGATGGCTGCAGCAGCCTACCCTGTGACTGGTGCGACCGGACGAGCGTCTGGCTGGCCTACGACATCGGCTACTTGACGGGTGCGAGCTGTAACGAGCACGTGGGGCTTTTGTGGCGCAGCGTCGCTATGTCGAACGGAACCGACCATGTCTGCCCGTGAGTTGGCGGTCATCCTCCCTCTGTTCGCTGCGCAGTTGGTCATGTTGGCCCTGATCGTTCACAGGGCGGGAAGGGGAGGCTTCTGATGAAATTCAGCGTGAGCTACAAGCAGTCCGTCCGTGAGGACAGTTGGCACGACATCCTCCACGACATCGAGGCGAACGACCCCAGAACAGCGTTATTGGCTTTCTTCGCCGACTACGGATTCCAGCCGGAGGACGACCTGAACCTGGACAGCCTCGTCGCGGCGATGGGAGAGCGTGCGGACTTCGCTCCCATCACGGCCGCACAAGCGGCCGACGCGATCCTGGACGGCAGCACGATCTGCTTCCGGATTGGTGATGAGACCCTGTTCGAGGTCGGGCTGGCCGACGTTGCGGAGGAGTGCACGAAGCCCTGCCCGGCCTGCTACGGAGCGGGCAGGGTACCCCTAGCTGGCGGCGGCTTAGCCGACATGGTGCCGGCCTGCCTGCTGGGGCTTGCCTCCGTGGGCGCTTTGCTAATCGGCGAGGCCGTCCTGGGCGTCCTCCTTGGAGGATTGGCGCTGGCTGCCGTTCTCTTCTACGACAGCCTTCCGCCGCGGGGCTACCGAGCGTGAGCCGCCGTGAAAGCACACGACGCGAGGGAGCGCGGTCTCGTGATAGAACCCCACAACCGGAAGCCAGGCCGGGCCGCATTCTGGAAGGCCCTCCTCCACCGGCGCAGGCACCGTTCCACGAGGCGCGGCCTCAGGCTGATGGTCACCCTGAGAGAGGCGGCATGAAGCGGAACGGGTGCCAGCGGACGGTCTACGAGAGCCAGGAGGCGGCTAGACGTGCTGCGAGGCAGCTGATGCGAGAGGGCCAGCGTGGCTGGCTGACGGCCTATCTTTGCAGGCAGTGTCGGCGCTGGCATACGGGACACCCCATCCAGTCGGCGCCGCTGGCGCTGCGTCCTCCAAGGCGACGTGGAGGGTCGGATGACGCTGCCGTTTAGCGTATGGGTGAAGGGCTTGCCCCAGCCGAAGGGCTCGAAGCGTGCTATCTGGAGCAAGGCACATCAACGACCGCTCATCTTCGACCAGAACGCTCCGAAGATGCGGACCTGGGAGCGCGCGATCCAGTGGGTCGTGCAGAACGAGTGGCAGGGGCCGCCGCTCGAAGGTCCGGTTCGGCTCTGGCTCGTCTTCGTCTTCCCGCTCCCGGGCTCGGCCCCGAAGCGCCGACCGCCAGCCTGGAAGGACAAAAAGCCCGATATCGACAAGCTATTCCGCCTCGTGGGCGACGCCTTGACTGGCATCGTGTACCGAGACGATGCACAGATCGCCAGCGTCATCATGGACAAGCGCTACGGTGACGGGGCTGGCGTGGGAATAGCCGTGGAGACGCTGGAGGCAGCAAGCCTTTTCCCCGTGGAGGCGCGGCGCGCCTGATGAATCTTCGGAATTCTTGGAGGTGAGCTAATGGCACGGACAGACGAGCTACCAGGAGAGGTGTTGGAGTCGAAGCAGGGGCCGTCGCTGTCCCTTTCGGTGGAGATGAAGGTCAATCTGGGAAATTACAATTCCGCCGGCGCCTTCGTCTCGATGTCGGGCGTGACGGCGGAAACGACTCAGGAGGAGATGGACGGCCTGCTCGAGAACGGCCGTGTCGCCTGGGAGAAGTTGCGCGCTGACCTCGCCAAGAAGGTCACGCAACTGAAAGAGAGGGCATCGTGACAGGACACTACGGGCAGACCTACCTCTTCCGCCCGCTGGAGGGCTCTGGCCACTGGCTGCGCTATGCCGATGGCTTGTGGCTGCCTGATGATGGTGAGTTCGACCTCGCCTTCGTCAACGCGGACCAGCCCATCGCCCTCGGGCTGTCTCTCCCGTCTCACGAGGGCATCGAGTGGGTGTGGCGCGACCTGTCGGCGACCCGGGCTGCGGTTGGGGTCGTCGACGAGGATGCCCGCGTGGACGCATGGCACGTTCAGGTTCGCGACCCCTCCGAGGGCGAAGGGAATCATGTTCCTTTCAACGGACACATCGCGCAAAGCCATCCGAACATCCGGGCTTCCCGAGCCGCAATCGACAAGTGCTGCGAGCTATACCACGTCGCCAACGGCCAGGGTCCGCACTTCGTCCTGGGCAACCCGTGGATAACCGCTGGCCTCGTCCGCACGTTCGCCGGCGAGACGGTCCGTGAGCCGGAGGCTCCTGCCTGCTTCCTGTGCGCCAATGACGGTCTTGGGCACAAGCTCCGCTACCTGAAGGATGAACGGGAGCGGCTGGAGTCCAACCTGACCTACTCCAGGGAGCGCGCAGGCAAGCTCGAGCTTGACCTGGCTGGTGAGAGGGAGGAGGTCGAGCGGCTCACAGAACGCCTTTCGGCCTTCGACTCCCTACTGCAGATGGAGGTGGCCAGTGCCGCGTAAAGGCGACAAAGCCGTCCACGTGTGGCTCCCATCGAGGCTCGTCAAGATGATCGACTACCTGGCCGTCGATTGGGAGACGAACCGCACGGAAGCCCTCCGCCGCCTCGTGGAGGAGGCCCTGGGACGCTACGACCCGCAGGCGAGGCGCAACGAGCTGCTGGACCCGGCTGCCGTTGACACAGGAGAGGACCTGGAGAACGGACGCCAGTCGTGAAACAGCCCGATAAGGGGCACCAGCGCAGGATAGCGGCGATCCAGAAAGACCAGCGCGCCCGTCGAGCAGCGAGGATGGCTGCCCGCAGGACGAAGCGCGCCACTGACAGTCTACGCTCTGGCGACCTACTGCAACTGGCCGCCGACCGGAGGGTCGCGTGATCGAGCAGGCCCGCCGGGCCGAGGAGGAGACATGGCACCAAGCGGAAGAATGAAAGCGGCGATGGAGCGGGCCCGCAACCAGCTTGACCAGTGGAACCGAGTGGAGCGCGGCCGGGGTCCGGAGATGGACGACTTGCCTGAGCGGGCGGAGACGTTGATCTCTGTGCTGCAGGATATCTACGATGCCTGGACGGAGGACCTGGTGCCGACGCTGAGCGCTGTGCTTGATGCGCAGCGTGACCTGGCGCGTGAGGTGCCGATGCTGGAGGACCAACTGTGATCGACGTCGCCTCCGAGAGCCCACAGGTGGGGATCACCTGTAATCGCTGCGGCGACTGCTGCCAGCAAATCATCCTGCGGCGGCCGCTGGATCTCGTGCTGGCGGTGCGCGAGGGCAAGTGGGACGGGCAGGCCGTTAGGGTGAGTGAGCTGACGCTTGTCTGGTTCCTCGACCTGACATACCTGGGGAAGCGCGACGGGGTGCACGTCTACCGATGTCGGCGCTTCCGGCGGGAGGCGGACGGTACGGGGACTTGCACGCGCTACGATGAGCGGCCCGCGGCTTGCAGCGGCTTCCCCTACGGCCGGCCGGTGACGGGGCCCGACTGGTACGCGCCGCTGTGCGCCTGGAGGTGCCGGTGAGTTGCACCCCCGGCTACTCAAGGAGGGAAGAGGCACTGATGCAAGCTCTGCGCCACCTGATGTACAAGAACCATCCCCTGGACCCTGCGGGCTGTGAGGGCTGCCGTGAGGTGGCCGCGTTTCTAGCACTGCCTGGCTACCCTGGCAGCGACTATCCGGCGGTCCACTAAGTCCCTTGACCTTTTGTGCAGCAAAATGCTAAAGTCCGCACTGACAGGAGGGAACCGATGGAGACGGCGGTCGCGGTCTGTGTGCACTGGTGGATTATAGAATCGCCACCGGCCAAGGATGGCGAGCTGCACGGCCAGTGCCGTCACTGCGGCGCGGAGAGAACGTTCCTGGCTGAGACGCCGACTTGGCGGGACGAATGGACGGAGCGCCACTTGGTGGAGGATGACCCGTGTCTGGTCTGCTGATCGGCACTACGGCGGCTGGTGCCGCCTTCTCCTTGCCGACGGAGGCGGTCACGCAGACCTTCGCTATCCTCGCCAAGAGGGGGGTCGGTAAAACCTACGCCGCCAGCGTCATGGCCGAAGAGATGTTGGGCGCTGGTCTCCACGTAGTAGTTGCGGATCCAATCGGAGTTTGGTGGGGACTTCGCGCCGCTGCTGATGGCCGGGGGCCGGGCTTGCCCATCATCGTGCTCGGCGGGAGTCACGGCGACCTTCCCCTGGAGTTGGCCAGCGGCGAGCTGGTGGCCGATCTGGTCGTGGACGAGCGCCTGTCCCTTGTGCTGGACCTGTCGCTGTTCAGGAAGGGCGAGCAGACGCGCTTCATGACCGACTTCTGCGAGCGCCTCTATCACCGCAACAGAGAACCCCTGCATCTGTTCCTAGACGAAGCCGACGCCTTTGCGGCCCAGCGCCCTATGCACGGCCAGGAGCGGATGCTCGGCGCGGTCGAGGACCTGGTGCGTCGCGGCAGGGCCAGGGGCATCGGCGTCACACTGATTTCGCAGCGCTCTGCCGTCCTAAACAAGGATGTCCTGACGCAGGCCGAAGTACTGGTGGCGCTGAGGACCATCGCGCCCCAGGACCGGGACGCGGTTGATGCCTGGGTCAAGGTGCATGGCACCCCCGAAGAGCGCGAGGTGATGATGACCTCGCTGCCGTCCTTGCCCATTGGGACTGGCTGGTTCTGGTCGCCTGGCTGGCTGGAGGTGTTCGAGCGAGTACGGGTGAGGAGTCGAAAGACCTTCGACTCGTCGGCCACTCCCAAGGTCGGCGAGGTCCGGCGCGCGCCCAAGCAGATGGCGCCTGTAGACCTGGAGGCGCTCCGAACCCGACTGGCGGGCGCGGTGGAGCGGGCTCAGCGAGAAGACCCGCGGCTCCTGAGGAAGCAGATATCCGAACTCGAACGGGAGATCGCCAGGTTGCAGCGCCAGAAGCCCGCTTCGTGCGGTCACGAGGGCGAGCTGGCTTTGTTGCGGTCCAGCGTATCGGGCTGGGAACGTCGCTTTCAAGCCCTGCGTTCGGCCGGTGATGCTGTCCTGGAGGCCTTCCGCGCGGCGTCGGAGGCATGGCGCCGGGCGTTGGACGGACCGCCGTTGCGGGTCGTCAAAGGGAATGAGAAGGCTCCCCCTCCGACACCTCAGCCGCCTCCTCCCCCTCCCCCTAAGCCCGCAGCGCTGGCACGGCAGCCATCGGTGGCCGGGTCGCCGGCACCCGCTCCGTTCCCTGCGACGAATCAGGAGGATGCCCTCTCGCGGCCACAGCAGCGCATCCTGGATGTCCTGGCTGCCTTCGAGCCGCTCGGCATCAGCCAGGTCCACAAGAACATGGTGGCGGTGCACGCCTGCGCGTCCCCGACCAGCGGCGGCTACTTCAATAACCTCGGCCGGCTCCGCAGCCTTGGCCTGGTCGACTACCCCCAGCCCAGCTACGTCTCCCTGACCCCCGGCGGTCGTGAGGCGGCCGGGCCTGTGGAGCCGATCACCGGCGTGGCCGAGCTCCACGAGTCCTGGTGTCGAATCCTGCCACGCGCGCAGAGCGCAATCCTCAGAGCCTTGATCGAGATGTACCCCGAGGCCGTGCAGAAAGACGATCTGGCCGTCCAGTTGGGCGTATCGCCCACGAGCGGCGGCTACTTTAACAACCTGGGCCGCCTGCGAACCCTGGGCGCCATCGAGTACCCAGGACGAGGGATGGTGAAGGCGGCGGACATTCTGTGGCCAGAAGGATTGAGCTGAAAGGAGGGCAAGGGGACGATGCGATGGTCGGAGATTGCGGCGACGCCTACAGGTGTGGAGTGCATGCAGGACGGACATAAAGGGCTTCACGAGTCTCTAGTTCGTTCGTACCACATCTTGTCGAAGGCAAAGGAGTACTTGGCGAGAGGTGTTCCGGCTGACGTGCTCCTAGAGCTAATCGCTGAGGCAGAGGCGGGCCCGCCAGCCCCGACTGCTGGGCCGGAGGGAGGCGGATAACAATGGAGCTAGGGGACATCGTGGAAGTGGCCGAATGCCGGCGGAGCAAGGCCAACCTGTACCTGGAGCATGGCTACCGGCTTCTCGCCATCATGGGCACAAGCGAAGAGGACACGGGACGCCTGAGTGGCAACCCGTTCATCCGCCGGGGCATCAAGTACGTGCTCGGCCGGCCTGAGACGGTGGACCACTGGGACCCGCCTGAGTGGCGGCCGCCGGAAGCTGGCGAGCAGCCAGCCGCAACGCAGAACGATGAAGCGCCGGCAACTGGTTGACGCGGAGTTCGTTCGCGGGGTCGAGTGGACACCTGAGCTACTAATGCGCGAGCTCGGCGGAACCCAGGTCCACGAGGGCATACTCCACGAGGTCGTGGATGTCGTCAAATTGGCAGCCATCGGCGAGGGCCTGGCTGAGCGTCTCAAGACCTTCTGGGGCGAGGTCCCACCGATTGCAGAGTTGTTCGAGCTGACGTTGAGGTGCGGACTTCGGCTGACGGTTTGGCCGGCGAGGGCCTGGTCGTGCATGGACGTGCGCGCACGTTGTTCGCGTCGCTGTCAGGTAGTCCTACCGAAGAGTAGAAGCAGCGATCCTGGCTGGTGGGACGGCGAAGCCCGCGAGGTCTAGAGGGTGGCCAGATGATCTTCGGCGCTGACATTGCCCGAGCCGTTCTCGGTGGCGAGGTTGAAGCGACCTGCCGCCCGCTGCTGCACAGGAATGGGCACGGCCTGGCATATCGCGTGGGCGGCCTGTACCCGGTCCAGCCGGGGCGCTTTCAGGCGCACATCGGCCACGTGCGCGTGACCCGCATGGAGATGACGACCACCGACGCTCTGCGCGCCGACCCGTCCTGGGATGTGCCGGACTCATACAGCGGTCCGCTGGCCGTGCTCTGGCTTGAGCCGGCGGAGCGCTGTCCGAGGTGTGCGTCATGACGATTCGTGGTAGCCGCACGGACCCGTTGCGGAATTGGGAGCCCGATGCTGTCGCCACGTTCCTTGGTGCCTACGGCCTCCGCAACCCGATGGTCCTGTGGCTCCTGCGGAAGCATCCGGAGTTGTTGGCCTTCACGCCTGGTGAGATAGCACGGGGCGCCCAGGTACCGTACTGCGCTGTAGGTCATCGTCCAGCGCCCATGTTGTTTCGGAGGGACGGCTGGTACTGCTACCGCCACGGCAGCCCGCGCCGTATCGCGGCCAGTCTTGAGACGCCGACCTACGACGTCGTGGACGTCGACGGGATACCCATTGACGCCCTTGACCAGCTCGGCCATGCGCTCGACCTAATCTACAAGGACGGCAGGCTCGTGGCTGTCGAGCTGGGGGTGCTGTGACAAAGCTCAGGGCCTGGCTGCGAAGGCTGACGAACCCGGGCGTGGCGACAACGCTGCCGGTGCTCCCGCTGTGGTTGGGCAACGGGCCGGCGGTGATCTGGCTCTCGGATTCTTGGCGGCTCCGCAACAGGGTCCGATGGGGCGACCACGGATACCTGCCGGTCTACCACGACCCGTCTCTGCGGGCGTGGCGCGCTGTCTGGCCGCTGCCTCTGTGGGCGGTTCACGTTGTCGGCCATGGTGGATGGCTGCTCCTGTGGGGCACCGTCGGCCTGCTTTGGCGCCACGGTTTGGTGCGCTTCGAGTCGCGCGAGAACGATGTCGCGAGGCTGAGGGACCTGCGATTCGGGAGAGAGTGGTGAGCGATGGATGCTGAGACGCTGCTGCGGCTCCTTACCGAGACCCTCGGCGTTGAGTGGGATCGCGGCGTGGTGGGCGAGGAGCACGTTGTCGTGTACGGCTGGATTCGGCGGTCCGACGGCCGACGGGACTTCGCGCTCGTTGAGATCGAGCGCGCGACCGGCCAGCCGAGCTGGTGGCTGACGTCGAGCGCAAAGTACAGCGAGGCGTTGCACCACTTCTGCGGCGGGAAGGCGGAGGAACACGTGGACTGCGTGCCGTTTCTGGAGGCGTTGGAGGCGGCAGCGCAACCGGAGCCGGCGCCGGGAGGACCCAATGAGAGTACATGAAGTGAAGAGTTGGCCAATCTCATTCCAGGCGGTGAAGGACGCGGACAAGCTGGCCGAGTTCCGGCGGGACGACAGAGGTTTCGAGGTGGGAGACCTACTGCTCCTGCGTGAGTATGTCCCGACCGTGGCTGAGTACGGCGAGGAGGCGAAAGACTACCGCGAGGATGAGCCTGGCTATACCGGCGAAACCTGTCTGGTCCAAATCCTCCATATTGGGTGTGAGTGTATTCCCCAGGGCTTCGTGCTGCTTAGCGTGGTGCCAATCAAGCTGGTAGTTGTTGGCCATGCCTGAGACCGGCATAGAGTGGGCTACCCGGACGTACGGCGTGGTCTCTGGCTGCACGCCGGTGAGCGCTGGCTGCCAGCGTTGCTGGGGTGCGGCGATGCTCAGGCGGATGAGGCGGAAACCTCACGTCGTCGTGATTCACCCGGAGAAGCTCAACGAGCCTTTTACCTGGCGCGGCCGGCAGCGCGTCTTCCTGGCGCCGATGGGAGATCTGTTCCACGAGAGCGTGCCCGTCTCATTTCTTGAGGAGGTTGTGTCAGTTATCAGACAGACTCCGCAGCATACCTACCTGCTGTTGACGAAGCGCCCCCAAGAGCTACTGAAGCCGCGACCTCCGCTCCCGCTGAATCGCCATGACCTTCGGATGCCGCTCTGGCAAGCTCTCGGCTTCCCGTTGCCCAATGCGTGGCTGGGCGTGACCGTCGAGAACAAGGCGATGGCCGCCAAGCGCCTACCCGAGCTGTTGAGCATACCGGCGGCGCTGCACTTCGCTTCCTACGAACCTGCCCTGGAGGCCGTCGACTTCTCCCCCTGGCTGCGGTCCCTGCCCGAAGACGACTCGGGCACCTGCCTGCGCTGCGACGGCAGCGGGAGCTTGCTCACCTGCATCGACGATATCTGCCAGGCATGTGGCGAGTGCATGCACGGCGACGGTGAGACCACGTGCCCGGAGTGTGGCGGAGCGGGCGAGATCTCCACTGCCGGTCGGCCAGGGCTGCGCTGGTTGATTGCCGGCGGTGAATCGGGTGCCGGCGCCCGCCCTTGCGACCCTGCCTGGCTCGCTGAAGCCGTGGCCCAGTGTCGCGAGGCTCGTGTGTCAGCGTTCGTTAAGCAGTTTGGGACGGCCTGGGCTACGGTCAACCTGGGCCGACGGACCCGCGCCGGCGACCCGTCGGAGTGGCCGCCGGGTGATTGGCCAAGAGAAATACCACAGGAAGCGAGGGCCTGACATGCCGCGGCCCGTCTCCATCTGCGTTCTCTGCGGCACGCCCATCGAGGGCAAGGTCGTGGTTGACATCTACATTCGGAACCGTCGTGCGTACAGCCAGAGGAAGCTTGCCTCGCTGTGCGCGCGGCACTGGGCGGTCATTGAGGCTGTCCTCAAGGCCGAAGGGCTCGTTGGGGCCGCGAAAGCTGAAGGGAGGCTGCAATGCTCTCAATCATCGGTCCCCGCCGGAGCGGGTCCAGTAGGAAGCAGGGTGCTTGAGGTGGGCAGTAACCCTGGCCGCCTTAGCGCTAGTCGTAGCGGCCGGGGTGTACCTGAGAGGGGGTGATAGCCACGGCGATCCTGTACGGCTTGAGTGTGTTGATTCTCTCGTGTGCGGTGTCCTGGCTGTTGAGCCGGCTCCGCAATGGGAGGCCACGCCGGCACCGGCTCCTGAGCCGCCAGGAGATGCGAGCGCTCAGGCGGAGAGGCCCGAATCTCCGGGCGCTCGAAAATTGGAGTCCCCTGCAGATCAGGAGGCTAAACCGAGAGATTCACAAGGGATGCCTGACCCTTCCCCAGGTGCTGGCCTGGAAGACCTTGGAGGAAGTGTCTCGCTCGGCGGACCCCCAGCGGACTGGGCGGCCAAATGGTACTGGCCTCCTGAAGAGTGGGCGAACCTCTGGGTTGTAGAGGGGTGCGAGTCAACCCACGGGGCTGACCCGGCCACGTACGACCTGACCAGGGCCCAGGCAGGCCGGCTCCAAATCGACCGCCAAACATGGGAGGGATTCTTCATGGAGACTGAGGGCTGGACTTGGCAGCAGCTCGTGCTAGACGACCCGATCGACTACCAGGCAGCCTACATCATCTTTCAGCGCGCGGGCGAGACGTGGCAGCCGTGGCCGGGGTGCCAGCCATGAGCAGGATAGTGAAAGGTGGGGAGAAGCCATTTCCGGAGAGCGCCCGCCGCCCCCCGCCGCCTCCGCCGCCCACACCTGCCAGGGAGCGCAGAAGGAGCCTGGGACAGAAGGTAGCGGCGACGCGGCGTGGAGCAGTGGCAGCTCGTCGGGCTCATAACCCGAAGGTCGGAGGTTCGACTCCTCCCGCCGCTACCAATAATGGCGAGACGACGTGGGAGTTCAGCACCAGGGCGCTTGTGATCTGGGCCCTGGTCCGCGTGAGGACTAGGGCGGAGAACGAGCAGGCCGAGGCCGCGCTCCTCTATCGGCGGCGAGATCCCGATTGGCAAGAGCGGCTGCAGGCTAAGTACCACGTCTCGCGTACGGCGCTGGGGATTCTCATGGACGGAGGCGATAAGGCCTGTCTCTGTGGCCGGGGCGTCATAGCGGGCGATGGGGCTTGCGTCTTCTGTGCGACTGATGAGGCCGACATGGGCCGACAGTACACGGAAGAAGAATTGGCGGCGATTCGCCGGCGTTCATGGACGGAGGAATGACGCCGTGACCTCGGACCCGCCCGAGTATGGCCAGCCCCGCTCCCTCTTCACGGAGCCGCCAGACGGCTACGCCCCGGCGATAGCCTGGGCCCGGCGTCATGACCCACCTCCGAAGCGAAGTCCGAGGCGTAGAAGCCGGGCCTGGGGCGCCTGGCTGCGCCGTGTTCACCTATCTGCCCTTGCCGAACGGCGGGCAGAGCGGCAGAACGCCTTTGCGCGATTGGCTGCCACAGGTGGCGAGCAGGGCTACCTTGGCGAGCCGGCGATCGGATATGCGAGACGAAGACGGCCTTAACTGGCGGGACCTCGAGGAAGAGATGCTGCGCCCGATCCCTGCGGCGATGCGCGGCTCGCTCGAGATCGTCTGGGAACAGTGGCCCGGGCCCTACCGGCAGAAGAAGGCGCTCGGAACCCTTACTGATGAGGAGCTGTACGACTTCCTGCGCCGCGGACTTCGAGAGTTGGAAAGGCGTGCCGAGGGGCCGATGAACGCCGCGCTGCTCCTGCGGCGGCTTGCGAGAAATACGCGGGGGGAGAGGTCGGCATGAGGAGCCGGTGGAAGTGGAGCGCCGAAGACCTGCTGCGGCTGGAGGAGCTGCTCGCCCGCGGCTGGACGGACCGGAAGATCGGCGAGTCCCTGGGCTGCAGCGCTGTCGCCGTCCAGGTGGTTAGGAAACGTCACCACATAGCGCCACGGAGGAGGCTGCTGCTGACAGCCCGCACGGTGGCGAGGAAGCTAGGCGTCCGCTGCAGCAAGACCGTGGCCTGGTGGATAGGGGCCGGCTACCTGAAGGGGCGGCGTGGCCAACGAGCAGGCCCGAACCGGACGTGGTACGTGACGGAGGACGCGCTCGTCTGCTTCCTGGAGGACGAACGCTACTGGCACCTGTGGAGCCCAGCGGCAGTCGAGCCGGCGCTCAGGTCGTGGGTCGCAGACCTACGGAACGGCGCACGCTTCCTCACGACGGGCCAGGTCGCGACTCGATTGTGTGTTGGGCACTCAGCCGTCAACGCTTGGATTCATCGAGGCTTACTACCGGCGGTCCGGCGCGGCAACTGGCTCGTGAGGGAGGCGGACCTGCGCGGCTTTGTACCTCCCTACCAGTGGAGCAAGAAGGGAAAGCGGCCCGTGCGCTTCTCTCCGCAGGAAGACGGTCAGCTCCTCTCTCTGAGGGAGGAGGGCAGACCCCTGGCGGCGATAGCGGCCTGCCTGCGGCGGCCTCTTGGCTCTTGCGCCGGACGGCTGGCGCGTTTGGAGGCGAGGAGTGCCTGAGCCGTACTGGACCTCTGAGGACGGGCGGATTGTGCTGTATCACGGCGATTGTCGTGACATCCTGTCCTCCTTGCAGGCGGACGTGATCATCACAGACCCGGACTACGGCGTGGGAGTTGACTTCAGGAAGCGCCGGCAGAGAGGGCAGGCGCCTCACGCGCCGGCCGGCCGCTATCGGGGGGCAGTCGCCCTGACTTCTCCTGAGGCAGTCACCCTGGCCATCGATGGGCTCACGCTCTGTCCTCCGGCCAAGGGCTACTCCGTCTGCTTCTGGGCGTCTGAATGGTGGCGCATGCAGGAGTTTGTTGACGCCTGCTGGGAGGCCGGACTGGATATCCGGCACGTGGGCGTTTGGTACAAGCCGAACGGGAGCGGCGTGTCTGGCCACGGGATCGCCCGCCGTTGGGAGCCGTGGTTCTGGCTGGCGCACGACCAGAGTAAGCGCGTCGGCGAGTGGGATTACCTCCCTGACTGCCTTGACAGCTCGCGGATCTGCCCGCACATGAAAGAGGCGGTGCCCCACCCGACGCAGAAGCCGGAAGCCCTGATGCGGAAGCTCGTCCGCTTCTTCACAGTGCAGGACGATATCGTCCTTGACCCCTTCAGCGGCTCCGGTACCACCCTCCGCGCAGCCAAGGACCTGGGCCGTCGCGCCATTGGCATCGAGCTCGAGGAGCAGTACTGCGAGATGGCCGTGCAGCGCCTCAGCCAGGCCGTGTTGCCGCTCGCTGGGGGGGGGGCGACACAGGAGTCGATGCTGTGACTGACGGCGTGAGATCGCCGCGCTGGCAGGGATCGCCTTTTGGGAACAGGCGCTACTGGACTCGTGAGGCCGTCCTGGAAGGTCTTCGCCGTGCGGCAGCCGAGCTAACCGGCGCTCTGCCGTGTCGGGATGCGACCTACAGCCATCTGAAGAAGGGCCACGTGGATTGGCCACCATCGAGCCGGGTCCTGGAGTATTTCCACGGTATGGCCCGCGCCTGGCTGGCGACCGGCGTCGAGCCGTCCCGTGTGAGCTTGCGGAACCTGGACTGGACCGAGACCGAGGTTGCCTACCTCCTGGAGCACGCTGGCAACAAGACGCTGAAGGCGATAGGGCATCATCTGCATCGGCCTGTGAGCGCCGTCCGGTCAAAGCTGGGTAGCAAGGGCCTGGGGCTGAAAGCCCGCACGATGCAGGGCTACCTGTCGGCGGCTGAGATCGCTAAGGAGTACCGCTGCCCGTACCATCGGGTGCGGCTGCTCCTCGCCGCCGGCACTCTGAGGGGGCAGTTCGACAAGCGGCGCAACTGCTGGCGGGTGGACCCAGCGGAGCTCAGGCGTCCGGCTGTCGAGGCGTTGCTGCGGGCACCCAAGACGCGGAGCTACAAGACTGTGCCGCCCGACGTCGGCGACTACTATGAGCGCTATGGCCTCAAGCGGACGGTCAGAGCCGGCCGGGTCGTCGTGGTGGCCGCTTGAGCACCGGCTCCTGCGGGTGCGGCAGCCTCAAGAACCTCCCCGGCCAGCGGCTCCGCTTTCTGGGCTACAACCCTGACGAGGTGTTCGAGAACTGGGGACCGGGCCCCTATCCCCTCAGGTCAGGCGACGTCGTTGAGGTCTGCAACTGCGGCTGCCTGACCTGCGGCATCGGCATCGACGTGATGCGCCTGAGTGACGGGCAGATGACGATGGTGTTCCCCGAGGAGGTGGCGCCGGCCTGACAAGGCTACGGCTACGCGCGAAATTGGGCTTGGGGTATCGAGCCTCTAGGCCCAATCCTAGGCCATTTCACGCTTTTGCTCCCCCAGAGCCTCTAACTATTGCGGATATGCACCCCTCAAACGCCCTATTCCCCCACAGCCAATTCCGCTACGCCCGCCAGGCACGATTCTAGGCCCCTCTAGCCCCCTTATCTGTTGCCCCACAATGCCCGCCACGCCCTACAAAACGAGATCTCCATACAATCCCCCATCCCCGGATCTACGGATATCGCCCCCAGCCCTGCTTCGTGTCCTGAGAAATATTCTGCCCTCTTCCCCCTTATCTATTGACAATACGGCGTTAGCGTGCTACACTAATCATAGGTTGGGTGTATCAGGAAGCGAGAAGTAGGTAGGACAAATGGAAGAGCAGACCGTGAGCAATCTGCCGATAGCGGCAATCCAGGCTGATCCGGGCCAGCCGCGGCAGGAGTTCGACAAGGAGAAGCTCCAGGATTTGGCGACGAGCCTTCAGGACAAGGGGCTGCTCCAGCCGATCACCGTCCGGCCAGTGAATAGCCACTACCAGGTTGTGGCCGGCGAGCGGCGCTTCCGAGCGGCCCAACTGGCCGGCTGGGAAACCATCCCCGCTCTGGTTCGGGACCTCACCGACGATGAGGCCTATGAGCTGGCGGTTCTGGAGAATGCGGTCAGGGAAGACCTCAACCCGATGGAAGAGGCAAGGATGCTCGCCAAACTCCTGGCGCGGCCGATGTCCCTCCAGGACGTGGGGGCGCTCGTGGGGTTGCCGGCGAGCCAGATAACGTGGAGGGTGGCCCTACTGAATCTCCGCGAGGACGTCCAGTACCTAATCGGCCGCGGCCAGATGAAGCCGGGGATCGCCTACTACATGGCGAAGCTGAGCCTGAACAGTCAGGCCCGGGTGCTGCGGATATGGCAGGAGAAGGGCCTAGGGGACGACGGGGTTCGGGGCGTCTGCGACCAGATATGGATGGAGGAGAACCAGGCGGACATGATGCCGGAGACCAAGCTGTCCGATGGGGCCCGACAGGCGGTCGCGGCCTACCATCGGGCGCTAGTCCTGGCGGCTAAGGCGGCGCAGGAACTCTCGGGCCTGGACAAGAGCCAGATCGCCGAAGCCTTGGCCCCGGAGATGGAAACGGCCATGTCCTATCTGGATACGCTCATCAAGAGCCTAACGGGTATGCGCCGGGCTCTCACGGCCCATACGGGCCGGGCGCTCGCGGGGAGGATCATCTAATGAAGACCTCAAACTTCAAACTCTCAGGAACGGACCCCAACGCCATCGCTATTAGCAGGGGGGTACCGAGAGGGTTCAAGGGTCGCAGGTGCTTGCCTCTGGCACCGGCGACCTGGGCGCTGGTGAAAGAGACCGACGAGGCCGTCTTCCGCGAGAAGTTCATGCTCCAGCTGGAGCGTCTGGACGCCAAGGCCATCCTAGAGGAAGTCGGCGAGGATGCCATCCTTCTCTGCTGGGAGAAGCCCGGGGAGTTCTGCCACCGCCGCCTCGTCGCGGAATGGCTGGAGCGGGAGCTCGGCACATCGGTGCCGGAGCAGAATCCGAGCTTGTGGACACCGGCCTTATGATAGCGCTGAAATGCCCTTCATCGGCGGCCTGCCCCAGCCTCTCAAGTCGATGGCCCTTGAGGCCGTCCGAGACTGGCCCGTCTCCGACCTCTATGTGGGCTGCTCCGGCAAATTCGGCCTCGAACGCGCCCTCGCATCTGTCCCCGTCAACTGCCACTCCAGCGACGTCAGCCTCTACAGCTCCGCTATCGGCGCCTACCTAACGGGGGCTGCCCTGGGCCTTGCCATCAAGGACCAGGAGTATGCTTGGCTGGGGTCCTACCTGAAGACTCCGCTCGATACCGTCGCCACCCTGCTGCTTTGTACGTCGATGCTGCGGGGCTACGGCAAGGACTCGGAATATTGGACGCGCCGCGTGGAGGCATACCGGGTTCATTTCAATGATCTGCACGAGGGGACAAAGGCAAAGGCGGAGAAGGCCCTCGGCGGCCTGAAGGCCGCCTCATACTACGCCGGCGACGTGATCGATCACCTCTCCGCGGCTCCCGCCGGCGCCGGAATTATGACCGCCCCGCCAACCTACAAGGGCGGATACGAGCAGCTTTACAAGAACATGGACAAGGTGTTCGACTGGCGAGACCGGCCCTCCTATCGCATGTTCGACGAGTCAAGCATGGCCCAGCTCATAGCGATTCTCACCATCCGACCCCACTGGCTGCTGTTTAACGATCGGCTTATCGAGGACCTCCGCGGCCACCTCGTCGGCGTCGCTGTGCCATCTCTGCGAAAGCGCCCCGTCTACTGCTATGGGAGCCTGGGCCACTCTCGCCTTGCCAGGACACGAGAGAAGACCCGTGACCCCCACCTGAAGAGACTGCCCCAGGACGCCGAGATCTCGCCCTCCTGCAAACTTCGGCTGATGAAGCTGGACGCGCCCGCCTTCCGCTGGCTTCGCGACTGCCTGCTCGGCAAGAACATCATCCCGGCGCAGCCACAATTCACGTTCGCCGTCATGATGGACGAGTACCTCGTCGGGGTCCTGGGCTTCTCCCGTAGCTCTGCAGGCGCCGGCTTCTGCGACCTCTACATGATGTGTGACGTGGCCGTGCCCCACCATCGCTATCGACGCCTGGGCAAGCTCGTCCTGGCCGCGAGTCTGTCCCGGGAGCTTAGGCTCTCGCTATCGGATGGCGGGATGGTCGCCAGGGCGAAGACCATCGGGACTACGGCTTTCACGGAGAAGCCTGTTAGCATGAAGTATCGCGGCATCTACAAACTGCACTCTCGCAAGGAGGGGCACCTAAACTATGTCGGCGAGCTGGGACGATGGACGCTCCAGGAGGGGCTAGAGTGGTGGCTACAAAATCACGGGACATCGACGAACTGAGTCTTCGCCTGCCGGACGGTCTGACGCTCAGATACGCCAGCATAGACGAGCTGCAACTGCTCGAGAAGAACGCGCGCATGATGTCCGCCGCCACCTTCGGCGCCCTGGTGGACAATCTCAAGCATGACGGCCGGGTCGAAAGCGTCCCACTCTGCCGGCTACTCCCGGACGGCAAGCTCCGCGTCATCTCAGGGAATCATCGCGTCATGGCAGCTAAGCAGGCTGGCATCCAGCGCCTAGCTGTGCTGGTCATCACCGATGACATGACCAGGGGCGAAGAGGTGGCGAAGCAGCTCTCGCACAACGCCATCGTGGGAGAAGACGACTCGGTCATCCTGCGGGAGCTGTTCAACGAGATCGACGACGTGGTCCTCAAGGAATACTCCGGCCTCGACGACGCGATTCTTCTGCAACTGGCCTCTATCGAACCCCAGGCCCTAACCGACATCCCCCTGGACTACCACGTCATCTCGTTCGCCTTTCTGCCGGAGGAGGTGGAGCGGCTGCGTTCCATGCTCGACAAGATCGCGGCCGACATCAAGACTCCGACCATCCTGGCGCGGTGGTCCGAGCACGACCGGCTCCTGAACGCGCTAGCCGAGAAGATGGCAGAGCGCGACGTCCGCAATGGCGCGACGGCGATGATGCTGTTGCTGGACATGATCGAGGAAGCCCTGGGCGCTGGAAGCATAGACAGCGATGTGCCCGCTATCCATGCGGGAGAGGGTGGTGCAATTCCATCCCGGCGCTCCAAACAAAGGGGGACCATCCCTTGACTGATGCCGAGCAGACAGTCCCACCCGCTGACGCCGAGGGCGCGCTGACGCTTCCGCCCGCCCCCGACTGGCTGACCCCAGAGGCGAAGAGCGAATGGGAACGGACTGGCAAGCGACTCCTTGACGCGGGCGCAAGGGACATCGACGTTAACGCTCTCGCCCTTTATTGCGAAGCCTGGTCAAGTTGGCGCCATGCGCAACAGAAGATCGTTGAGTACGGCCCGGTCATTAGAACGAAGGCTCAATACCTGGTTCAATCCCCCTATTTCCAGATCGCCAGCAAGGCGATGGACCAGATGATGAAGCTGGCTTCCGAACTTGGCATGACGCCCCGTGAGCTTCGGGTCGGACAGCCTGACCCGCGCCTCGCCATTCTGAAGCAGCAGCTTCTCGCCCTCGGCCTGGCGCCGCAAGTCGTTAATTCCCTCATTGCCTTTGTGGGCCCCTTGCCACAGCAGTCTTAGAGCTGCCCGACGGGGCGGGCGAAGATGGGCCGTGTCCATCTGAGGACATAGAAGGTGCCACTTGCCCCCTCGCAACAAGAAGGTCCCTGACGCTGAGAAGATAGGGCTCCCGGCTGGGACTGAAGACAGGTTCGGCGAGTCGGTCGAAGCCCATCCGCTCTTCGGCGAAATCCACGACCTCCTGTGCCATCGGTTCAGCGGCGAGACCATCGTCGGTATGCTCCGCTGGCAGTACGGCGACTTGTTGGAGAAGGCGCCCCTGCCCTCTGCCCGGACTATCACCCGCTGGCGGGACCGGCACATGCCTCCGGGCGAGATTCTGCCGCCGGGGCTGGTGGAACGGAAGCTCAAGCAACTCGACACCAAGATTGACCTGCTCAAGTCGCTGCAGCAGGTCTACCGGCTGGCGGAAGACCGGCTGTCCCGCGCCACACAGACGGAGGAAGGCCTGCCCGCCCCGATGCCCGGCGTTGACAGGGCCGTCGAGACCTTGCTGCGGGTCGGCGAGATGATGTGGCGGATCGGCCAGGACATAGGCGTGAACCCTCGCTCAGGCCCTTCGGCCCAATTCGGCGTCTTCCTCCCGGTGGGTACGCCCGCCATCGGTGAGCCGACCGATGACGAGATAACCGCCGTGGTGGCGGCTGTCTTCCAGAAGCGGACGGGGCGGGAGCCGCCCCAGCTCGGGCCAGTGATCGATGTCGAGGCGAAGGTGATGGAGTGAAGGTTCAACCGGGGATCGCTGCTGGCGCTTGCTTCGCCTTCCGCTTCCTCGCAGCCCGCACCCGACAGGCTGTGCTGAAGTACACCGGCCGTGCCTTGACCACCTTCCCGCATCCACAGGCGCAGGGCACGCTGTTACTGTCCGTTACAGGCTCTGTAACGCTGCGTTTCGGTGGGTCCCTGGCGACCTTGGGCGGGTCGCCGGTGTATCCGCGTGGGCAGAATCGGCTGTGCTTGCCATCCCTACAGCCGCATTCGGGGCAGACAGGCTTCATGTAACGGAACGTAACAGGTGTTAACGCAGCGTGTCAAGAGCGGGCGGCGGGATGAGGTCAAGGTTCTCGACCGATGAACCGCCGGCAGCGGATGCTCCTGGGCTGGGGCGGCCCGCACAACAGGAGGCCGGGCATCGCCCGCTACTGGAGACGTCTCCGGCACCGGCGCTGGAGACGGCGGATGAGTCGGTGGCTGGTGGAGTGCGCGAGGGAGTGGGCATGACGGAGGTCAGGATGAAGTGGCAAGTACGCCATCGCGTGGTGATCGAGCAACTGGTGGAAGCGGAGAGCGAAAGAGAGGCGCTGGCGGTTGCGGCCAGGACGGAGAAGGTCGAATTGCCACTCTTGCTCCGGTTGATGGAGCGCGGCGGCCGCCTGCAGCTCTTCGACAACGGCTCGGTGGCGATGCCGCTGGCGATGAGGGGCGAGGTACGCATCCAGAAGGCGCCCTTAGGTCGAGGCCCCAGGCGCCGGCCGATGCCCATGCGCACCCCGGTACGGCGGGAATAAGGGATTTGCACACTTACCGGAAAACGTGAAAACGGAGGTCCCAGGAGGCACTCGATGTGCAAGTGGAGTGACACTGTCCGTGTCAGGGTGAGGATCCCAGCGGACCTGAGTGGCAGCGGTCGAGCGCACTGGAAGCGTATGCAGATAGACCGCTGCATTGCTCCTCTGGTAGACGCCTTGCAGAGAGGCGGCGTGGACATGCGCGGCTCCTGCTGCGGGCATGGCCGGGCCGAAGGCCAGATACATCTACAGGACGGCCGGCTGCTGCGAATCCTCGATGCTCAGGAGGCTGACGTCTGGCTGAGCGGGCTGAAGCGCGCTGAGGACGAGCAATGACCACCGCTCTTGAGCAGTACCAGCGCGAGCGGGCGGTCGTGTCCCTGCGCCGCCTCAAGGAGCTCGGCCCCAAGAACGACGAGCAGCTCTGGTACTGGATATGGTACATCCTGGGCTTCCACATCGCCTGGCGGGCGGTGTGCCCCGAGCACGTGGCGCCCTTCCAGTTCATGGCCGACGTGTACTTCCGCCGGGTGTTGGCGGCCGCTCTCCAGGGGGCGAGGGGCAGTGGCAAGACCCGGGACTTGTCCATACTCCACCTGCTGAACCATCACTACCACGATGCCTTTCAGACCTCGCACGTAGGCGCCATTCAGCGCCAGGCCAACCTGAACTACGGCTATGTGAAGGGCTACTTCCGCGACCCCCACTTCCGCCGGGCCCTCATGCAGGAGCCGATCATGAGCGAGACCCGCTGGAAGAACGGGAGCCGTTTGGAAGTGCTACCGGGAACTGTCGGGGCCACGTCGGGCCCACACCCCAACATGGCAGTGGCGGACGAGTTCGACCTCATGGCCTGGGATGTCTACCAGCAGTTCGTCGGGATGCCCATGTCGACGGGAGACTACCCATCCCAGACCGTCTACGCATCGGCCGAGGTGACGTCCTTCGGCCCCATGAACCGGCTGCTGACAGAGGCGGAGAGCCGGGGCATCAAGGTTTTCACGGGCTGTTTGTTCGATGTCATGGAGCCTTGCGCGACCTGCGAGGATGCCGAGCGCGTCAAGCGCGGTGTGGAGCTGAAGCCGCCTGACTGCCTGCTGTGGGAGGACTGCCAGGGGCGGGTGAGGAACGCGACCGGCCACTTCAAGAAGTCGGACGCCATCAACCGGCGACTCCAGTCAGATGAGGAAACCTGGATCGTCCAGAGCCTCTGTCGCAGCGCGTCGCACAAGGGGCTGGTCTACGAGAACTGGCTGGACACGCCTGGCGACCCCGACTCCAACGTGACGGAGGAGGCGGAGTACAACCCTGAGTTGCCGGTGTCATGGGCAGTCGATGACGGATATCTCCCCGACGCCCTCGTCGTCCTGGCCTGCCAGGAGATGCCAAACGGTGACGTTCATGTGGTGAACGAGCTCTACACCAACATGACGCTCTATGAGGAGGTCATGCGCTGGCTCTCCGAGAAGCGGGAGCTGGACGCGGCCAACCGCGAGACCGGCATCTGGTTCTGGCAGGAGACGACCTGGGAGGAGGGACGCAAGGCGGAGCTCACGGGGCAGGTGAGAGCGTACCGGAAGCCGCAAGTCTGTTACGCCGGGGTGACGGACAAGCAGCTCCAGTCCTACATTCGGCAGCTCGGCGTGCCCGTGAAGGCGCCCACGAAGACCGGCGTGGTAGATGGAGTCAAGGAGGTCCGGCGCCTCATTCGGGACGCCCAGGGGCACCGGGGCCTGCTGGTGCATCCTCGCTGCCGGTGGCTGCGGCGGGACATGGGCCAGTATCACCGCAGGCAGGTCGCCTCGGGTGTCTATGCCGAGGAGCCGGCAGAGAACACGGGGCGGAGTAACCCTGACGACGGCGCCGACTGCCTCCGGGTACTTGCCGCCTCCCGGCTGGAGAGCCGCGGCCAGCGCATAAAGGCGGTATAGATGGGCAAGCGGCACAATGTAGCACGTCCTGAGAGGTTGGACCGCCGCGACGATGGCTGTGAAGAGCACGGCTCCTGCCTGGACTGTCCCTTGCCGGCTTGCCGCTACGATCTCCCCCAGGGCACCTACACCCTGCGTGTGGCTGAGCGTGGGGCCGAGGTGCTGCGTCTCCACGGGTCCGGCCTTTCCCGGCAGGAGATCGCCCGCTGCCTTGGTCTCAAGGCCGACACCGTGGGCAGTATCATCAGACGGCTGCGCCAGGATAGGGTAGGGGCAGGCGAAACCACGCGCTAGGCTGTCGGCTAGAGGTTCCGACCGTGTCCGTTGCCCGCTCTACTGTCTGTCCTCGCTGCAAGCTCTGGGTGTAGCCGTGGCTGAAGTTACCATCTGGGTTCCCGACTCTCACCACCAAGCCACTGTCGAGAAGAGCGAGAAGGACCAGCCGCGCATCCGCTCTGGTATGCTGCCGGGCACGACCGGCCTTACCGGGCTGGTTGGCGCGGCCGGCATCGGCAGCCCCTACGTCAGCCGCCAGGAGTTGCTCGGCCTCTGGCGCCGCGAGTCCTGGGTCCGAGCCGGCATCCGCCGCATCGCCCACATCGCCGTCTCGGAGGGCTGGGAGTTCGTGCCCTCTGAGCAAGAGCAGGACGCCAGCGCCGACGAGGAGCTGGCATTTCTCACGGCGCTCTTTGAGCCGGAGATCACCGACGTCGTCAACATCAGGCAGTGGAGCCTGCCCAAGCAGAAGTTCTACGTCACCTTTGCCCGCCTCAAGCTCCTCTCGGAGGTCTATTGGGAGGTTGTCTGCAACGGCTTCGATGACATCATTGACTTTCAGGTGGTGTTCGGGACCGTGCTTCCCAGGGTGGATCGCTTCGGCCAGTTCCTGAACCGCGACGAGGCCTACATCCAGGTCATGGCTGGTGGGCGCCAGTCGTTCGCGCAGGACGAGGTGATCCGCTTTGAGATCCCCGATGTGGATGGGCGCCTAGGCGTCTCTGATCTGGAGTCGCTGGAAATGGCGAGTACGACTGACCTCTATGCGCAGGTGTGGAACCGCAACACTTTCAAGAACAACCGCACGCCGCCGGGCGCGTTCGTCTTTGGGGCGGACTTGAGTGAGGACGTGATGCGGGAGAACCGCGAGACCCTGGATGGCCTCTATGGCGGCGTGGAGAACGCGAATAAGGCGTTCGCAGCGATCCAGGGCCTGACCGAGTACAAGTCCTTCGGCCAAGCCTTCGGCCGCGACCAGGAGTATCTGAGAGGTCGCAAGTTCAACCGCGATGAGATGCTGGGCATCATCGGTACGCCCGCCGGGGTCCTTGGCGCCGTCGAAGACATTAACAGGAGTACCCTCGAACAGCTCATCGAGATCGTATACCGCCAGGAGTCCCGCCCCCTCCAGGAGCCGGTAGAGGAGACGCTGAACCTGTGGTTCAAGGGGCTGGGCATCCACAACTGGCTGTTCCGCTTCCGCCGGCCTGCGTTCGGCGATGACACGACGGAGACTCAGAACTCGACGCGCCGTGTGCAGTTTGGCTTGAGCAACCCCAATGAGGAGCGGGCGAAGCAGGGCAAGCCGGGGTATGAGGGCGGCGACCGCTTCTACATGCCGTCGAGCTCTCAGGTGGTGGGCGAGGCGACGGAGAAGCGCGGAGATCTTCGAGTGCCCGAAAATTCGCAGGCCGAACTGGACGAGCTGCGGCGCTGGAAGCGCTTCGCGATGCGAGTGGCAAAGGGGGAGGCTCCACCACGCCCGTTCCGATCCGCAGTCCTGCCCCCCGACGTCCTGGAGACGATAGGCGTCAGGCTCGCAGAGTTGGGCCCCGACCCCGAGGCCGTGCGGTCATTCTTCGATGGGCTCCTGAACGTCGAGAAAGCCGACTTCGCAGAGAAGCTGCCCGCCTGGGCGGCCGAGCGCTACAAGGACAGGCTGAAGAGGCTGACGAAGCTGACCTCAAAGATGCGCGAGGAGCGCCTTGACACCTTGAGGGAGGCCGAAATACCGGGGCTCTGATGTACATGCCTTGCCCGCGCTGCCTGAATGGACAGATGGGCCTGGACAACGTGGAGAACGAGGACTTCTGCCTCCAATGCGGCTATCGCCGGCCAGCTCGGCCCCTGGGCCCTATGAGCCGAGTGGTAGTAGGTGCTCAAGGTGGAGCGGCTGACATAGAGGCCGAGTGCGCCCGGCAGGAGGTCGAAGTTGGGCAAGCGCTGGGTTGAGGGAAGAGCCTCCCGGACGGCGCTCCGAACCAAGCCGCCGGTGGCACCTTGTGGGCCCGAGGCGGCGTCGCCGCTGGGCGGAAGCTATGGCCGGTCGGTCAAGTGCAGCCACTGCGGGCGAGGGCAGATGCGGTACCAGAATGGGCCGACGAGTTGCCGGTACTGCGGCAGGCAACTGTGATGGCCCCTTTCGGAAGCTCCTGCGAATTCGCTTCCTTCGCCGATTGTGTAGCGGCGAACCAAGACAAGGACGATCCATCGGCCTACTGCGCAGCCCTCAAGGATGCAACCGAGGAGTACTGCAAGCAGAAGAGCCTGATCCTGTCCCTCGCCTACCCTGCCCCGCTGTCCAAGCAGCAGCTCACGGCCATCCAGGAGATGGTGTACGACGCCTTCAGCGTTGGTCCCAGGTACACCGACCTCCTGGCCGACGAGCTGTTCGGGCAGGCAACGAGCGACTTCGGGGCGGCCATCCTCCAGGAGGCGCGGGTGGCGGGCTATGACCTCGCTGGCAGCCTCAAGGTGACGGACCCGATGGTGCTCGGCGACCTGCGCGATCGGGCCCAGTTCGCGGCCAGCAGCATCAGTGACACCTACAACGCCGAGATGCGCCGGCAGATCGCCCGCATCGCCGAGGACGTGCCGACGGCAAATCGGGGGACCTACCTCAAAAGGCTCAGTGACTGGGACGCCGCGCGCTGGCAGAAGCACCTGCCGAGCATTAGCGTCACTGAGCTGGGGACGGCGCGCAACTACGCCCAGGTGGACTTCATCTACCGTAACCAGCTCACGGGGCGGGCCAGGGTGGACCCGCAGAGCGCGATCTGCCCCAACTGCGAGGACCTTGTCGCCGAGGGCTGGGTGCCGCTGGAGGAGGGCTACACCTGGTCAGTTCCTCTCCACGTCAACTGCGTGATCTCTGGTACGCCCGTGGTGCCACTGGGTGCCGTCCTGGCGGCATCGCGGATGGCATACGCAGGGCCGGTCCGGAAACTCCTCACGGAGAGCGGCGCAGAGTTGGTGCTGACCCCAAATCATCCGGTGTTGACCGGCCGCGGGTGGCTGCCAGCGAAGTCTGTTCGCCAAGGCGACACAGTATTCCGCAGCCTGCGCGAGCACGCGGATGCCGGGGGCATGGAGACTGATAATGGTCCAGCCCTCATCGACGAGATATTTCGTGCGCTCAGCCAACTGCGAATGCCGCGCAAAGTCATAGCTTCCGCCGCGGATTTCCACGGCGACGGGGGCTTCGCTGAAGGCGAAATCGAGATTGTAGCGGGAGACGGCCAACTGCCTCGTGTAGGTGGCTCCCAGTGTATCGAGCAGGGTGGCGAATCTGTCCTCCAGCTTGCTGGAGCCGACCAGCCTTGTCTGGCGGGTCCTGGCGCGGGCCAGGAGGGTGGACAACTTATCTCGCGTGCCCCGTCTGCCCGACCAAGTGCGCTCGCTAACGGCGGGGCGAGCCGTGATTCCACGTCGACGCAGGATGTTGCCGACGCTACTGGCGCAGATACCGTAGCGGCTTCCGACCTCGCACATGGACTGGCCGGCGAGGTAATCCTTGACCACGTCGTCATAGCTGAGACGCTTCCGCAACACCACGTGGCTCACGTGTATGACCTCCAAACGGTCTCAGGTGCTTATCTAGCTGGGGGCATTATAGTGCACAATTGCGTCCATTCGCTAGAGGTCGAGTACGACGAGGCCGACCGGCCCGAGTCGCCCTGGCTGGGCGGCGACCTGGAGGAGGAAGCGGCGTGATGGGAGACCCCGGGGATGAAGACGGTGGGTCAGATTCCAAGCCAGCCCATCCGCGGCTACCAGCTCCGCGTCGACGGGAGCGGCGTCACCTGCCATCCCGGCGACCTGAAGCATTTTCTGGACGAGGTGGTGCCCGCCATCGGCATGACGCTTATTCCGCCTACCGACGATCAGCCGAATCCCATGGTCTCAGAGCCTCACGGGCAGGCGATCGCGATCATCGCGGAGAGCCACGTCTACATCTGGGTGCAAGGGTCCGAGGCTATCTGCATCGTGTTCTCCTGTCGAGCCTTCGAACCGTCGATCGTACTGGCCCTCCTATGCCAGCGCTTCGGAGGCACGTGGCGGAGCCGCTGGAGCGCCGAGCGCTCTCAGGAGGCTAAGGCGAGGAAGTTGCCACGCGAGGCTTTGTGCTGAGCGACCGGCCTTTCTAGGCTGGGCATGGAGGTGAATCATGCCGTTTCCGGCCGTTGTCAGTCGGACGGTGCAGAAGCCGGGGCCCGACCCCAGCATGTATTTGGAGGAGCTCGAGGTACCGGAGAGCCTCCGCGAGGTGATCCGTCGTGGATGGCCATGGTATATGGCGGAGCTTGGTGGGGGCCTCCGGACCGTGACTGCCCAGATGCTGGACGAGCGGACTGACGCCGAGCTGCTGGCGATACCGGGCATGACGCGCAACCGCCTAAAGGTGCTGCGCGCTGCTATCCGCCGCGACCCCGGTGTCATGAGTGGCCTCTATCCGGAGATCAGCCAGGAGGAGGCACGCGAGGCATCGCGTGGGGCCTTCCCGGAAGAGGTGGAGCAGACCTTTGGTCTTGACGGCCGGCCGGCGCACGACGCTCCTGTGTAGCCAGCCGCGCTGCCGGACGCCAGTGCTGATTATCGAGGGAGACAGCGTGCTGGTGGGTACGAGGCACCACGGCGAGCACCATGAGAACCGGATCGGCATTCTCCAGATCATGGAGAGTGCCGTGCAGTCGGGCCTGTCGCCGCTCCTGCGGCGCCAGTTGCGGGAGATGTTGAGCGATGACTAAGCCAGCCTGGGTGCAGTCCTTCCGCGCCGCCTGCCAGCCCCTGTTCGATCTCCTGGACAGCATCCAGACTAAGGGTGCTGTGGCCAGCCACGAGCCAGCCAAGGCACCTGAAGACACGGCCTGGGATGGCGACGGGGCCCGGAAGAGGCTCGCTGAGTGGGCGTCCTCAGACGGCTCCGGCGACAATGACAAGATTGACTTCGGTAAGTACCGGACAGGCTTCGCCTGGTACGACGAGGAGGAGCCCGAGCTGGTGGGGAGCTACAAGCTGCCCCACCACGACATCGTGGACGGCGAGTTCGTGGTGATCTGGAACGGCGTATCCGCCGCCGGCGCTGCCTGCCAGGGTTCCAGAGGCGGCGTGGACATCCCCGACGACGACATAGACGGAGTCAAGGGGCATCTTGCCACGCACTACCGCCAGTTTGACAAGACCCCGCCTTGGGAGCAGGCGAAGGCTGCTGGGCCAGCCGAGGCTGCAGTCGAGCTGGGCAAGGTAGGGCGGGTGCTCTCGGCCAAGAACGAGCAGGCTCTGCGGAGCGCCGTGGAGGCGGCTGAGGAGGCCATTGCCCGGGTGGGCTCCGTTCTCGACCAGCTCGGCGTGGTCCAGGAAAAGCGCTCCGCCCCAGAGATGCGTCCTGTCCTGAAGGTCGAGGATGACGGACGCTGGTCCGTCTTCGCCCCGATCCTCAAGATAAACAGCGAGCGGCGCGTCGTGACGGGGCACGTACTCGCCGCCAACGTGGTCGACCACCAGAGCGACTATGTGGAACCGGACGACATCTGGAAGGCGATGGAGAAGTACATGATTGCCTTCCAGCAGCTTGACGTGATGCACAACGAAGTGATCAATCCCCTCTTGCGCGTTGTGGAGTGCTACCAGGCGCCAGTGGACTTCGAGCTGGGTGACCAGCCTGTGGGTGCCGGCGACTGGATCATGTCCGTCAAGGTCATGGACGAGGAGGTGTGGCGGCAGGTGGAGAGCGGCGAGCTGCGCGGCTTCTCGATCATGGGCCGGGGGCTGCGCATCCCTGTCAAGGAGCTTCCCGCAGGAGTGGAGGTGCTCGCTGAGCTGCGTGTCGAGCGTGTGTTGCCCACCCCCGCGTCGCCTGAGTGATGTGCCACGGTGCAATAGGATGTGACGCCGCCTAGCGTCTAGGGTCGCTTTAGCGCAGCCGCGACTGCCCAAACGGGCAGTCGTTTTTTTGGTGTCATGAAGAGCAGAGCGAATACCGAAGACCCCGCGGCTTATCGCCTCGAAGAGTTGACGGTAACCATCGTCAGCATGGTGGATTCGCCTGCCATTGGGCGCGAGTTCCTGCTTATGAAGCGCCAGGAGGAGGACACAGTGGCCAAAGAGAAGCATGACCCCGAGGTCCCGGAGCCGGAAGCCACGGCTGAGGAGCATCCCGAGGAGACGGAGGCCAAGGAGCCGGAGGCCACGGAACCAGTGAGCAAGGCCGAGGAGCCGGAGGCCAAGCCTGCCGCTGCAGCTCCCGAGGCAGCTCCCGCCGCAGTTGAACCGCCCGCACCCGTCGAGCCGTTGACCGTCATGGCCGCCGTCAGCTTCCTGGCGGAGCACAAGTCGGAGCTCTCGCGTCCAGGCCAGGCCGCCGTGGGCATCCTGGAGCGGCAGAAGCAAATGGAGGCCACGACAGACTTCGATACGGCCTACCGCAACATGGCGGCCTCGGGCGACGTATGGGCCTGCTTCGACGCCCTCATGGATGTGGTCTGGACCGTCCTGGACAGCGAAGACGAGAACAAGCTGTCCCTGATCGACGCTACCGTGAAGTCCTTCGGTACCAAGCTGACCGAGATCCTGGGCGGCGTCGGCGTGAAGTCGGACGAGCCCAGGACGGTGAAGATCGGCGACGTCGAGATCGAGGTCGTCGCAGACGAGTTCCAGGCCGCCATGCTTGCGGGCATGGGGATGCTTGCCGACCACCTGGCCAGGCTCAGTGAGCGGATGGAGCAGCCTACGGAGAAGAGGGACGGCGAGGAAGAGGCCGTCCAGGCGCAGGACGCTCCGCTCACCGCCACCGAGGTGGCCAAGATGATCAGCGATGGCATCGCCAAAGCGAAGCGGCCCATCTACAAGAGCATCGCCGTGGACGAGGAGGACACGCGGGAGCCCAAGGAGAAGTCCAACAGGAAGTCCCGCTCCGACCGGCCCGGCGGCACGTATTCCCCCGGCCTCGCCGGGATGCAGCAGCGGAGGTAGCGCTCCGACCGGCCAAACGATAATCCCCCGGCCCTGCCGGGGATGCAGGAGGTAGACCCATGGAACGGCTAGTCAAGGCAACGGGTGAGCTGGCCAAGGCCCTTACGGCGGCAGGCGCGTCGGGAACGGCGCTCCAGCCCGAGGACCTGGAGCCGGCCCTCGTCGAGGAGCTGTTGCGGCTACAGCCGCTGCTCCAGTTGATGCCCATCA